GTAGCCGTCTTGGCTAAAAAAACGCCTTGCGACTTATTGCCCTTAGATACGTTACAGCGCTTGCAACAGGCCACAGCGTTATCAAAGCTAAGTACTAACTCTGGGGCTTTGCTTACAGGTATAACGTGATCTACTTGGTCTGCATCACCGCCACAGTAATGGCATACAAAGTTATCTCTAGCTAATACTGTATTCCTAAACTTGTACCTATAAGCCCTATTAACTCTAGGATCTCCACGCTTAGACACGTTTAAATAGCTCCTCAGCCTCAACCTCTACGCAAGGTATGCACCAAGCCTCATAATCTCTATGCTTACTCCAGATTATTTCGCTTTCATCACTAGGCAAGCCACAATGCTTACATATAATAATAGCCATTAGTACCAACCTTTCTTATTATGATGAGCTAAAGCTTTACACGCATCACCTTTATAGATCCTATGGTTTGCTATGTACTTTAGCCCTAAGTCTATCTGTTTGTAAGGGTTTGTTTCTTTCATATTTAGCAGCTGTGGTATGCCATAAGCGCTACTGTGTTTATTCTTGGCTTTAGGCTGCCAATTACTTTCTTTAGTCCATAGCTTTTCAATACATACAAACTCTTTATATGAACCTATTTTTATATGAGCATAAATCTTGTAAGCATCTATAGCGTTTATATCAGCCTTTACGGGTAATGTCTGTAAAGATAGCAAGCCTAAGAATAGGCATAACTGTAGCCCTAGCTGTCGCAGCGTTCGCAAGCTAGCGCCCTCCGGGGCTTGCGTTCCGCGCAGACAGCGTACCAAAGGGCGCAAGCATATTTCAATAATGTGGATAACTTGAGCGTGGCTTGGGCGTGTTGTCCACAGGTTTTTAACGCTTGTGGATAACTTAATTGCGTACCTGCCGGGCCGTTGCGACATCTACCAACGTTATATCCAATAGCCCACAACGCGTACATTGTAAGCATTTAACGTTAGGTGGCAGGTGATCCGATACTACGCGCTCTAGCTGCAAAGTAATGGTTTTGCATTGGCGGCATTTAGCCTCAATATAAAGCATAGTTTTTAACCCCATTATCTAATAATTATTGGCTTAAAGTATGGAAAGTAATCAGCTGCCTTTACAAACACATACAGCTTTTTTATCTCATCTACACCGGGCAAGGTGTATAAAACAGGCCTTAAATCACGCAGCATCTCTATATTCAGCATTAATAGACCGTCATCAAACCTAAATAATATCCTGTGGTATGAGTCTGGCAGATCCCGATGCAGCGGAAGGGCTAGCATCTGTTGTATCTTTGTAAACGGCACGGCATAAGGCTCACTACTAGGCCTATCAGCCCATTTAACCTCTAAATCGCCTATGTAATTTTCACGCCCAAAGCCTTGTATTTTGTTTATGTGGTAATCAGTAAAGTAAAACTTAGGCGTAGGGGTCAATATCCACGGGTAATTACTCATCAAGTACGCCGCCAACCTAGTTTGGCGGTCTTGGTTTTGTTGGGTTTCTTTAATCGGTTGCACGGTCAGCCTCTAATTCTGGCTCACAAACCGCGCAGTATAGATCTATAGGTAAATAGGCGCTTCTCTTACACCCTGCACAGTAACCGTAATTCATACTTGGTAATCGCTACTCTTAAAGGTGCATAATTCTAGGTGTAAAGCATCTGCACATCTTTGGCAAACTAAATGCACTAAAGTATGTGTTAAAAATTGTAAAGTAAGCTCCCGCGTTATACGCTCCTCTTTGCAATACCAGCACTTGTTAGCCTCTAATTGCGCCAATTTATGAGCTATGCAGCTAGGGCATACGTTAAGTAAATGCCCGTCTGGGCAAGGGCGCATTTCATTAATAATGTTTTTATACATCAAATAACGACTCATTGTTGCGCCGCCTTTTCCTCATCACTTAGCAAGTCATAAGGTACGGGCTCACGCTCAGCTATTGGGTCTAAGTTACGCCCTGCCTCAAGTAATACCTCAGCGTGATCATCTGGGGCTAGCCACCTATCACCGTAACGCTTTAGCCATATAGGTTGGCATTGATGCGCTTTGACTTTGTGTGGGCATAAATAACCTTTATACGGGCTGCCCGTTTTATTTGACGTACCCTCAATTAAAACTCTATGACCGTGTTTACAAAGTGGCGGCTCTGGCATTGGTTCACCTGCCCCTAGTTTGGCTTTAAGGGCGCTAATTGACTCAGCGGCGGTAGGTACTGCCCCACCTGCCCCGCGTGTCTGTAATGGCGCTTGTATGGCCTCTACCTTTTCCATATCTTGCCTTGTAGGTCTGCCAACACCGCCCGGGGTAAGCAAACCTATAACGCGCCCATAGGCAGACGTTACGCAGTTTTCTACCCAAAAATTAGCATTTACGCCGCGGTCAGATCTAACCTCTAGCGCATAATCTACCGCGCTTGGCTTATCGTCCTCATAGTTTTTATAGGCCTCAGCTCTAATTAAGATATAACCATTTTTTAGGTCAATGTCCTCTATGTAAGCTATTAAACGCAAACCCGGAAACTCAGCCCGGGCTCTTTTAATTCTTGCGTTTACGTCCTCGTACCCGTCTAAAAAACTCATTTAGTTACCTCTTTAAGCGCCTTAGCTATATTGCGCCCTCTTAGGTAACCGTCCCCGTGGCCTTCACGGTATCCCGTCCTATAGGCAGCTAACATAAATAGGCCCACTATTAGTACGGTTAAAGTAATTACTGCTATATCAGCTAACATATTCACCCTTTGTTAAGGCTGATTAAACTACACTAAGTAGCCCTCTCAGCGTGTAGTAAAAGTATGAGCCCTTACACCGACATAAGGCAACGCGACACGCTAGCGCTTTAATCTGTCCTCTAATAACATTTCATAAATGCGATCTACTTGGCCCTCTATACGCTCAACCCGGCCTCTAAGGTTATGCCCGCCGTTGCCGTCTGGCCTTAGCTCTGATAAATAAAACTTGACTAAATGTCGTACAAGCCCAACCCCTACGGCTGCAAGGCTACAAAGTCCTAGCGATATAGCTAATAGGGTTTGGGCTTGGTTCATTATTTAGACCCTACGCCAAACTGTTTCTCATTAGGCTGTAGTGCCTTAAATAACGGCCCGACAAGACCGGCTAGAAAGGCATTAGCCAATACTTTAGGGTCTGTTATACCGGATATGTACAGAGCTGCAACGCTAGCTAGAGCAGCGCGCCCATAGCTCCACGCAGCCGCCTCTAGTTTTTTCTTGTCCATTTTTGCTCCTAAATGCCCTTAGTTTATTTGCTTAAGTACCGCTACCGTATGAGTACCGGCAGCGGCAACAGCATAAAGCGCCTCGTAATCACCTACAGGCACGGTTAACACATCGCCATTATCTAATTTATAGCCATTTTCTACGGTTACATCTGAACCGCCTAAATAAATAGCACCTGCCCCTAAATTGTGAATAATGGCGGTTTGGTCAAAACGGGTTTCTGGCACCATTATTACCCGTGTAGTAGTAACGGTTACTTGCGCGCTAGTCGGCATTTTTTAGTCCTAACTTTGCAATAATCTTAGCGGCTTTTTCTGCATTTACCGTTATTTCAAAGTGCATTTCATCTTTACGGTTACGGTAATCACCGCCCCACGTCAGCCCATATTTTTTAGCTAGCGCTCTAATCATAGGTACTTTATCAGCCGGGAAAGTGCCTACAGCTGCTAACGGGTGTTTAGTAGCATTTCGATCTATAGCTGTACCGCTGCTATGGCAGCTTAATTTATCTGTAGTACCGCGTACCATACGGAAAGCGTCGCCCCACTCATCTAAAGCGCCCTCATCTCTTGGCTCTATTAGTGCGTGAAACTCAGCGGCAAAACCTACTAACAAAGGTGCTACAGCCTCAGCGCATCTAAGTTTTCTATTAGTGCCGGGTACTGCGTAACTCTTTATGCCAATTTCTGCCGGGTCTTTACTAGCAGGCCAGCCGTTATAGCTTGTGAGCAATTTACAAACCTAACGCCTGTAAGTCATCTGCCGTTAAGCCAAGTGCTGCAAGTTTAGCCTCAGCTGCTTGTTTATCTGCTTTAGCCTTTTCTTTAGCTGCCTTTTCTTTAGCAGCATTTTCTAAATTAATTTGATGGCTCGCTAATTCCTCAGCGTTCATCTCGCGTTCAACTACTTCGCCAGTTTCTACATTGTGAATTACTATTATTGGATTAGGCATTATTTAACTCCATATACATAAGCGGTTCCCGATGTAAAATTGCTACCATCTGCAAATAATTGAATTGATGAAATTGCAGCGGTTATATTTGTTACTCCAATGGTTGTGCCGTATTCAGCATTGGCAGGCGTAGTTGAATTATTTGTAACACCTTGACCTAATGCAACTTTCCAATTGCTTGTGGAATAACCATAAATGTAAGTATAAGCAAAACTGTTGCTTGTTCCATTATCAGAACCTAATGCAAAACTTAAATTTGTATCGCCAAAAGCTCCGCCGCCGCCTCTAATATAAACAGCTCCAGTTTGGCTATTTAATTGAAATCTTAAAGATGCGCCGTCATTAGCAGGGCGATAATTTAGCACTTCTACATAAAGTATTCTATAAGTATCTGGAATGCTTGTAATGCTCACTGAAGCACCGCTAAGAGTTGTGCCACCTGTGTTAATTAAAGTATAACCGCCACCAGCGGCAGGCGTAGCCCACTTTACTTTATAGGGGCTTACTGTTGTATCAGCTGTTAAAATTTGCCCGGTGCTACCAATAGGCAAGTTATCATAAGTGCCGCTGCCTGTACCTACTACAATATCGCCGCTAGCTGTAATAGTAGTTGCCATATCATTAGTAATAGTTACTGTGCCGCTAGTACCACCGCCGCTAATACCTACACCGGCAGTTACGCCCTCAATATCGCCTGTTGCGCCACTAGCTACCCACGCGCTACCCGTGTAATACCAAAGGCTGTTATTATCTTTAGTAAATGCAAACTGCCCTTCTTGTGGGCTAGTTATGGCGCTGTTACGCGCTGCCTCTGTAGCAAAAACTAAAATACCTTGCATTAAATAGCCGTTTACGTCCGCGGCAGTTAAAACCTCACCTGTAGTAAAGGTTTTGAAACCTAAGCCCGCTGCCATAGATCCCCCTAATAAGCTAATACGCCGGTGTCTAGCACCCCGTATATTGCTGAGTCTAGTATAAAGCCGTCTATTATCGGCTCTAGTGTGGTTAGTGTCGTTTTCCAGCTATTAGGCGTAATAGACATAGCTACGCCAAACACCTGTAAAGTTTTAGTTAAAGTAGATGACCCGGGCTGGTTTGTAGTAATAGTTATAGGGTCAAAAAAATCTAGATCTAGGGCGGCAATTATGCCGGCATTATAGTTATCTGTGTATAAATCTAAGGTAATAGCATCACATCTTATAGACGTTTCTTTACGGCTAGCTACATAGGCTTGAGCGTAATTTAAGGCCTCTGCGTCTGTCTGCATTAGTAAGTTTTGTTGGTTATAGCTGTGAGCAAAATACTTAGCAATACTTGCTGCATCTGTAGCTACTTGTGCCGTTCCACCGGTACGGGTAATGCTAGCCTCATTGTAAATTAACGTATCATCTAACCGCCAAACAGCGTCAAAGTAGCCTATATCTTGCCCGTTATCGTTGAACACGGTAGGTGTGCCGCTTATGCTAGCTGTAGTTACCTGCCTATCTTGGAAAACAAATGATCCGCTGGCATCTACATACAGCGCGCCGTACTCACTAAGCGTTACGGTTTCCATAGCTGCAAGGCTGGTACGCGCCGTGCCGGGGTCTGCCTGTAACGTGGTTAGCCCTGCATCTACATCACGCATAGACGTTGGCCAGCCTATTTGGTCTAGTATCTGGTTAATTCTTGTGCCTGCTAAATCACCTGCCGTAGCACCTGTTACCGTAGATATTTGGGCATTTTGGGCAAGTCTAAACGCATCTACCGCCGTTATTGTGGTATAAACAACGTCTAACGCGTTTTGTGGCGTAGTAGTGTTATAGCTAGTAATAAAGCCGCTAAATATAGGGTAAGTAACGCCGCTGTATGTAGCTGATATGGCTACTTTACGCATAGGATCTAGTAGGCCAAAATAAGGGCTATTAGGGTTTTGTGGGTTAAAATCGCCGTTTTGGTCTACTATGCGTAGCGTTAGTGTGCCAGTTTGAAATCTATCAGCTTGCGCGTTACGGCCTCTTTTAGTTTGTATGCTATCTACTACATTAGATACATCTACAATTACAGCGGTGCTATCAGCTAACACGTTTGTACCTAATATGCCTTCATCTAAAATTATAGCTTGGGCAAAGCTAGGCCCGGTACTAAAGTTAATTATTGCGTTTACTGTAGGTAACGTCATATGGCTAGTAAGTTTCCACTATAAGTTAAAGCATTACCATAACGGGTATTTTCTATAACTGCGTTTTGTACTACTTCAATAAGGCCGCTAGTTTTATCTATAATTTCTATGCGTATAGGTTCATCACGCATACGGAAAGCCGCGGGGTTAAAAAAGTCTGGTAAACCGGCGCTAGTCAAACTAGCTGTAGCTATATTTAAAGCGCGCTCACTTTCAGCTAATAACGCATCTGCTAACGCTAATTCTGACTCAGCTAGCATACTTATAGCGTCTGCGTGAGCCTCTACAGCTCTAATAGCCTCTGGATCACCTGCGACATAACGGCTAGTTATATCCGGGGCTATTTCATTTATACCTGTCCTATCTTGGCTAGGCATTATTGGGCTTAAAAAGTCAAACCGTGAGCCTGCAATTTCTAACAGTTTTTTTATAGCTGTATCTAAGTTATCTAGGTTTATTAAATCTTTAGGCTTAAACTTGGCTAAAATATCGTCTATTTGACTTAATTTATATGTTTGACCTGTAAGCGTACCTAATATAGCTAGCTCTGTGTTTAATTGCTTAGATAAATTAGTAGCGCGCTCTACGTCTTTATCTGCTATTGCGTCCTCTAGATCTAGCATTAATTGTTTTACTGTTAGGCGCTGTGCATCATTGGCTAACTGTAGTTTTTGCTGGTCTGTCGCATTAACACCTAGTTTGTTAATTTCATCTTGTTTAGACAATATAGCGGCTTGTATTTGTATTTTGTCTAAGTCAAATTGATCTGTACCCTTACCTAACGCAAGTGCAGCTTTATCTAAAGCTAGTTGGTCTTTCTTTTGTTGTAGTTTTAATTTTTCTGCTGCCGCTTGTTTTTTAATAAGTGCTAATAATTCTTTGGCGCGTTTGGCTGCCTCTGCCTCTGCTTTTTTCCTAGCTGCGTTTATTTTATTTTGTGCATCTAAAGACCCGGATAACGTCATAGGTGTAGTAAATGGCTTAGGGGCTAATCTTTGCGCCTCACCTATGCCCTGCAAAATCTTTAAATATGCGCCTAGTACCGGGATATTACCTACATCAAAAAACGCCATATTTTCAGCATTAGGTAATTTATTTAATACGCTAGTTAAAGTTGCAACACCCGTAATAACGTCTGCTATCTGTTGCCCAAACTCTGCCATAGCTTTAGTAGCTGATCCTATGCCTTGATCCCCGGCTAATAATGCAAAGCCATCTACTAAACTTTTACCTATGGTTTCTTGCATATTATCAAACGATACTTTTAGTAAATCTATCTTACCTGCGTAAGTATCTAACCTAGCTTGATTTTGCCCGCTAAATTGTGTATTTAGTTTGGCTTGTATATCCTCAAAACTAGCAGCCTTTAATTCTGCCTGTGTTAAACCTATATTGTATTTAGTTAAACCTTTAGTATTGCCTAAATAGGCTTTAGATAAATCACTAGCTACTGTAACTAAATCTTGCCCGCTGCCAGCTGCAACATCTAAAGCGGTTTTTAGTAAATCTTGCGACTTGTTTACGCTGCCCGTAGTGGTCAATAGTTTTTCAAATGCTGGCCTCAACTGGCTATCTGTTACGCCGCTTAGCGCTTCCATATCGCTAATAAATGCTTTTACGCGCGCGTCCTCAAAACCTAAACCTAAATTAGTTACTGTTTTAGTTAATTTAGCAGCTGCCGCCTCATCTTGTATAAACGCTTTGGCAGCGGCTTTACCAAAGGCCACTACAGACGTTACGCTAAAAGCTAAACCTAAAGACTTAGCTAAAGTTTTAATGCCTTTTTGTAATTTACCCGTGGCGCTCTCAGCATCTTTAAACGCCTTTTTGCCCGTAAACTCACTAGCTATATTTACTACTACTTGTGGATCTACAGCCATTATGCCGCCGCCTTAAAATTATTATTAAATATAATCTTGGTCTTTTCTATAGCCTTAATTACAGCTGCGTTAGTCTTGCCGCCGTCCTCAGCCCACGCTCTATAAATGGCCCGGCCCTTCATCTTTCTAGACCTACGCCCCGCGCCTGTTTGGTTATTAGCATCTACTATGCGCCCTGTGGCATCTAGGGCATCTATAAATTGTTTACCCGCGTTAGGGTTTAGGCTTTGTGAGTATTGCTTACCTGTGTGTCTTGTTTTGTCGTAAACGCCATTTAGGTAGCGATCTACTACGGGCCCTTGTGGTCTGCCTTGTGGGTTTAGCCGCCCGGCGGTTTCATAAATAGCGCCGGCAGCGCTTGCATTTACTATACGCGCCAAAGCTCTAAAGCCGCTCCTATTGACTTTACTAGGCGCTGTCCTATACCCAATACCGCGTCTAGCGGCAGCTGCATCAAAGCGCGGAAACTGTCTATAGTTAGTATCGCTAGCCTCTGCCTTACTCCACCCGCTTAAAACCGTAGCAGGTATAAAACCGCGGGCCGTAGCTACTATAGGTTTTAACAGCGCTGCCATTTCTTTTTGTAATTCTTTAGATAAGTCCGGCGTAAACTTGCGTAATGCCTTGCGCGCTTCAATAGCGCCTTTTAACTCTGTTGGCATCTTGCACCGCCTTAGCTCTATCGGTTAAAACCTTTAATATATTCTTAAACATTACATCATCTAAATCTAGCAAGTATTGGGGCGGTATCCCGGTTTCTACTGCAACTTGTGCAATTAGATACCCAAAGCTACCGCGCCCAACTATTCCAGGGGGTCATCATCTAGTACCTCAACCTTAGCTAAGGTTTCTAGAAACTCTGCCCCAAAACTTTTTACTACTTCCCCGCTAGTGCGTAAACACTCCCAAGCAAGCCAGTAAACATCACTTTGCTTTTCATCATCTCTAAAGGCTTTATGAAAACCTTTTTTTGCATACAGCTCAAAAGCATACTCAATACGGGGCGTAATCTTATGCTCGCTTACGCTGCCGTCTGCCCTTGTTATTTTAAGTTTTGCCATTGTTTGCCCCTTTGTCTAGTGGTTATGGTGTGGTATCTACTACGATAGGTGAGTTACAAGTAAATGTAATGCTCTGTGTAGAAATATCGCCAACAGCGCCGTTAATATCTGTAGTGTTATTAACTAATACTGTGGTTTGATATTCTGGGTTAGTAGCTGATACAGCGGCGCTAGTTTGTTTTAGTGTTAACGGTACAGTAGTACCCCACGCAGCTTGCAAGGTTGCAAGTACGTTTGATGCTGCCGTATCGTTTAGAAAATCTATTGTAATAGTGCTGGCCTCTAAACCTTTTACAAACTTATGTGCAGTATCGCCCATAGCTGTTACTTCTAGCTCATCAAAGCTACGGTTAATAGTAACGCTAGTAACGTGATCCGACAGGGCCACGCTGTTTAACGTAACTACTACACCGTTAGATAGAAAAATTGCCATTTGTTATACCTCTGTTTCTTGTGTCGGTGTTTCTACGGGTGTTTCTTTTTTCTTTGTTTCTTTAACCTCTTTAGGCAATTCTTGCCCTATCTTGATTAGAAACGCTTTATCCTCATCTGTAAGTGCCATTTTAGCTCCAGCTCGTTAGTACGGATATTTGTAAATCACTTGTTAGTAAATCACCGCTAGGTAATGATAAAACGCTAGGTGCAGTTACAGCGGTAACATTAAATACAATAGAGCTAGTAGCCAATTTATTAAACACGGCTACTATTGTGTCCTCTATGCCTTGTAGGTTGCCTTGATTATCAAACATAGGCACGGTCATAATTATTTTAAAATTAGCAAGCGGTGAAATGCCGGCTTGTGAGTTATTGCTAGGCGTTAAATAAGGATCTGCCGGGGCTACTACTACGCTGTTAGCGACTACGTTACTTGGCGGGTAGCTAAACGTACTCCAAACGGCGTTATTAGCTAAGGCAGCGGCTATAGTGCTGCGTAGTGTAGTTATGGCGGCTGTAGGCATTATCCCACCATAGCGTTAGGTGAAAGATACGGGGCTAGTAGGCCGCGTATAGATGCCATTAAAGTATTACTCATTTTAAACGGGCTAGGGCTGTAACCGTCAACGCTTACGCCGCCGGCTTGTGTGCTAAAACGGCTAGTCCAGATATTCTCAGCTAGCATAAGTGCAGCTGCGTTTATAGCAGGCGTATTAGCGTAGGTAGCCGTCTTTGTATCATCACCAGTCATAGTGCCACTAGGTACTACGCGCCTAAAGTTTTGATTAGCTGCCGTTTTTGCATATTGTATAAAACTATAACCCTCTGGGTATTGGTAAGCGTTAAGCTGAAAATTAAAAGCTGGCAGTAAATTAGTTGTACCTGTGCTAAACGGTACTGTGCCAGTAATTGTATAAGTGCCGTTAAAAGTAGCGCCAGCCCCGGCTACGGTAACGGATTGCCCAGTAGTAAACAGGCCGGGGTTGGCTATCATCACGGTAGCTACATTGTTTACTAATGCAGTTCCCACTACCGGGGCAGAGTCAAACCATAAAAACCCGTTAATTAGATCTTGGGCGGCTTGGCAGGTGTCCTCTATCCAAGTGTAGCTATCGTACAAAGTGCCAACACCTAAAGATGCTTTTAACGTAGCGGCAGTAACATAAGTAGCCGGCATATTTGTACCTTTCTTTGTAGGTCTGGCAGAGCCAAAGGGCTAAGGCCCTGCCAGACTATTAGTTATTTATCAGCTGATATTTAGGCGGCAGATACCGTATGGGATCTTGGCAATAGTTGCCATAAAGCCATAGATAGCTACTTGTACCTGTAGGTTTGATACTACGTTTACGCTCATATAAGCCTGTGGGCTTTCATAAACAGTAAACGCCTCTGGGGCTAAAATAAATGCTGAGTTGTCAGCTACTCCAGCGGTCATAAATCTATCTACATACAGATCTAGACCTAATACGTTACCGCGTACAGAGTTATTACTTACCATACCGCCGGCGTTAGCAAGTGCTGCCGCGTTTGGCTGGTAAGCGTTGAAAATTGGGCGGCCTGTGCTATCTGTTGCACCTAATAGTAGGTTATAGATACCTGTGCTGCCTACAAAGTTTTGTGCAAAGTATCCGCTGTTTTTGTAAACGTTAGCGGTGCTTTCAGCGGTGTATGAAATCAAACCTGCCGCTGTAGCTGCTACGCCTGTGCTTGTAAAGCCTGTTGCGTTAATTGCAGTAATTACGGCTTGATCTGTTGCGTTCATATACGCGATCTGGAGCTGATTAGTCAACTCTGCAAAGAATTGTGGGTTATCTGTGCGCTCTAGCAACTCAACAGAAAGCGTATTCATACCTGAGTACTTATTTACAGTACCGGTTAAATACTCTGTAACCATACCTGTATTTTGTACAGCTCCGGCCTCAGCTTCAACGGTTACTACAGGTGCTACACCATTTAGGCCGCCGTTTGAGTCAACAAGTGCAGGTACGTTAATTGTGTTGCCCTTAGGTGGCAATACGCCTTTAGAGCAGGCATCTACTGCGCTTCTTGGAAAACGTGTATTAGTTACAAACTCTGATAGATACTGCGTTGGGTTAAATGCAGGGTTTGTAGTCCAGCTATCATCGGCAGCTGTTACATATAATTTTGACTCCTCATTACCTAGAGCAGCTTTAATTTTATGCTCTGTGTAAGCGCCCATACTTGTAATAGGTGTGCGTACTCTTTGTGAGTTTAATGCACTTGGCTTAATAATTTTGCGCGCGGCTTCTACCGGTTCAGTAGCGCCCGCGGCCTCATCATCTTTATAGCTAACGCTCTTTAGCGTTACTGTTGCACCGTCCGGCAAGTAAGTGCCTTCCGCTGCCATTTCTTCCGGGGCTTTATCCACGGTTTCTCCTTTAGTTTCTTTGGGTTGGTTTGGATCTACTGCGTTTTCTTGTGCAGCAATTTTTAACACGGCAGCGCTTGGAAATGCAGCGCTCTCTACTAGAGATACCTCTTTTAAGGTAGCAGCCGTAACTAGCAGATAATCTTTTTCTTGGCGTGAGTCATCTACCTCAACGCCTACACTTAAGCCGTCCATTAGTTGCTCTTGCGCTAATAAAATTGCATCGCTGCCCCTTGTGCTAGCACTAACCTTAAAGCTGGCATATAAGCCGGTCTTATTACTGGTAACGCTTTGCATACGGCCTACGGGCTTGCTGTTATCGTGTTGCATTAATAGTTTTACTTTGCTTGGCTCTGGCACGGTTATAGAGTTTTCTGCAAACACTACGCGCCCGGCGCTTGTGTTGCCTACTTCTCCATACGGCGCAATTTTGCCAGCAATAGTCCGGCGCTCGCCGTTATCTACTGCCTCTATATTGCCGCTAAACGTTAATAACATTTGTGGGCCTTTCTGTTAGTCCGGTTGGGCTTAACTCCTCCATACTTTGCGCTTGCTCTAGATCTATTAAACCTAAATTAAGCATTTTCTCTATAGCTTCCAAACGCGCCAAAGTATCAGCGCGTAAAAACGTTTCATCTAGCGCAAACCTAACCTGATTACCGCGGCGGGTTACATCGTCCATACTTAAACGGTTTTCTATAGCGCTAATAAACGGCTGTAATGAGTAAGCTACAAACTCTTTGCGCCCGTCTATGATATTTTGGTAAGTCATTGAGTTATTCATATCCGCGCTTATGTAATATGCCGGTACGTTCATTAAACGCGCTATCTCTGTAGCTAAATACTGTGATGCTTCGTTATACATCATTTCTTTAGGTGAGTAACCGACAGTTTGATAATCTAACGTGCTAGTTAAATAAGCTGTGCTGCGTGAATTACGCGCGGCTTTCCAGCTAGCTAACAGCCCTTGTATTTGTGCTTCCGGTAAATCTGCCCCACTATTCTTAATAAACCCTGTTGCCATAGGCGTAGCAGCTGCAACGCTTGCCGCTTTTTGTATATCTAACGCGGCCTGTATTGTGCGCCCGCCGGTTTCTAATACGCCGGGTAATAAACTTTGAAAAGTAACTAAAGATCCTACGCCGCTATCTGGTACGCGCTGCCCGTTTACAGAGTAGTAGTCAACTTCATCACCGTATTGGTCTGTAGTTACTGTAACGCGTGTATTAGCTACCCACTCAAAGCCGCTAGGTCTGCCGTCCTCTTCATACAAAGACGTAACACGCCAATAAGCCACCCCGTACATAAGTAAACTGTCCACGGTGTAACTAATTGTTACGCTGCGTGGTTGCCTTATATCGGGCTGATCTAGCCAAACAGGCGTTTGTAATTTACGGCCTGTATTTTTTTGTATTAGCTCTAAATCTATACTTGCAATTAATCCACAGATTAAGTTACGGCATCTAATTACCGCGGGTACTTGTAGCGCTAAGTTTCTATCTATAAATGGTATGCCGTTTGTAT